TTGCACCTTTATTTGAATCTGGTATGATATGGGCTCCTGAGCAGAAATTCGCAGACGAAGTCATTGAAGAGTGTGCTGCGTTTCCTTACGGAGATCATGATGACCTTGTGGATAGTACAACACAAGCGATTATGCGTTTCAGACAAGCAGGGTTATTACAACACCCTGAAGACTATATCGATGAAAACATCGAGAAAACTAAAAGGAAATACTACTAATGTTAAAATTTTTAATAGAAGCATTCAAAGCAAGTAAAGGCAGAATGCCTAATAACTTAGAAATGCTTTTGTTAAAACAAAAAGCAGCCAATCAAGCTATTGATGAAAGAAAAATTGTTAACATATTTGACCGTAGTTCTGTAAACCCTAACAAAACTATTATAGGGGGTAAAAATATTCCAGAGACAGAAGATGATATTAGACGAAGAATTATGAAACAAAACGAGCAAGGTATTGCAAATCTTAAAAATAAATTAGATAACCCAGAGAAAAAAGCAATGGGTGGACGTATAGGTTACAAAGTTGGTACAGGTAAAAAAGGTGTTGAAGGTTTAATAGATTTAATAAGAAATAAATTCGGTAAGAAATCAATTACAACTGCAGACAAAGCACCTATCCCTCCAAAGACGCTAGAGCGAGATATGTTTAAAAAAGCTGATAAGAGATTAAATGATAAAAGAATGTTAGACGATGATGAGTATCAAGATTTCTTAGATGAAGTAGGTGGTGCGGATCAATTAGAAGCATACGACTTTGATGGTACAGTAGGTTCTGCTAAAAAAATTTTGAAAGAGCAAAAACAATATATGGATGATATGGAACTAGAATATAAAAAAGGTAATCTAGATCCAGTAGCCGGTGACAAATCTCCAGCTAGAAAAAGATTCTTAGAAAAAAAATTGGAAGAAATGGAAATGTCTGGTGATAAAAAATTAATGACGGTAGATGAGATCGAAGAACTATCTTCTTTTGATTTAGGTTCAGAAATGGATGTAGCAAAATCTTTAGCTCCTAAAATGGTAGAGCGATTAGAATTAAAACAAAAATATCCAGGCATCACTGATGACCTGTTAGATAAAATTTTAATTGATGATAACATGCAGAGAAAAGCAGAAGTGCTAGCAACAATCGATGAAGCATTTAAGATGATGGAAAAAGGTAAAAGCGCAGATGAGATTTTAGACACTATAAAAAATGTAACTAGAACTAAACAAGCTGACGGCGGAATAACTAGAATAGGTTTAAAATCAGGAAGTTATCTATATAATAAATTTAAAGACTTAGGTTTAGGTAAATTATTTACAAGTGATAAAGTAGCTGGTGTTACCATGGGAGAAGAAGGCATAGCTGAGTTACTTAGATTACTTTCAAATAGTGGTATGTTTGCAGATGGTGGAATAGCAAGAGCAGGATTTGTAGGTGGTGGTATGGGACGTAGAGGATTTTTAAAATTATTAGGAATGACAGGTGCAGGGATCGGTGCAGCTAAAACAGGTTTGATGAGTCTTGCTAAAAAATCAGAACCTGTTGTTGAAGCGGTGAAAGAAACTGTACAAGAAGTACCCTCTTATTTTTTTAGTTTAGTAAATAAAATTAGAACACTTGGTGATGATACACTGGCAACTCAAGATAAGACTATTGCTAAGAAATACAAAGACTATGTTATGGAAGAAGATTTTGCAGGCAATATAGAAATTATAAAAAAAGGTGATGATGTTGCCGAAGATGTTTTCATGAGTTACAAAGTAGATGAGGTTCCACTTAAAAAAGGTGGCTCTAGAAAAGTTGAAGAGTATGAAGAATATACTGCAAGACCTGACATGGAAGGCAAAATGAAAAATATTGAACCAGGTGTACCTGATAATGTTGTCGAGGAAGCTATGAGTCAAGCTCCATCAATCAAAAAAGCTTCTGGCGGTATTGCTAGAATGTTAGGAGAGTAATGGATCTTTTAAAAAGAATACAAGACCTAAGTGACATCTACGATGACGATGGCCCAAGCGCCACGGTCCAAGAATCACGGCCTATGGCTCAAAGCGAACGAACTAATTTTGTTTTAGGGGGTCCTGCTATTCAAGCAATGAAAGCTACAGCTAAAACAGTTGCAAATAATTTAAATAGAATTCCAACACAAAACGAACTTGTTCAAGCTACAGGAAAAGCTGCTGCAACAATTAAAAAGTATTTTAAAGAAGGTATAGATTATTTAAAACCTATGAATAAAAAGGAAGCTGCTAAACTTGGTGGTAAAAAACCCACAGGTATCACAAGAGTTAGTGATGACCTTGTTAAGAAATTTAAAAATTTAAAAGCTACACATATTTCTCCATCAGTAGAAACATCAAAAGCTGGAAGTAAATTATTTAGACTAATTTTTAGTGGACCTATAAAAAATGATTTTAAAAATATTGCAATGCCAGCAACAAAAGAAAATTTAAAAATAATTAAAAAACAAGTCGATGATATTGTAACTGGTAATCTTTACAAAAACAAAGCTAAAGTATTTAAAACACCTGCAGACAAAAGAAAATTAAGACAATTAAAAGAGGCTATGTATAAAAAACAAGATCCTTTTAATATTTACGAAAATTTAAGAAAGTACAAAACTAAAAAATTTCCTGGTTCTATGTCAAAAGAAATAGTTATTCAACACAGTCAACCAAAATTTACTACACAAACATTAAGCAGAATGGGTTTAATACCAAGCAAAGTAAATATATCTCCAGCTGTTGAAAAAGCTGAGAGATTACGTAATGAGTTGTTAAGTAGAACACTTGTTAAATTAAAAAACCCCAATAGATCTGTAGAAGATAAAAAAGTTATTATTGACGAAGCTAATTCAATTTTTACAGGTTTAAAAAACCAATTAAAAAAAACAGAAGGTTCTGGTTTAGTTAATTTTGAATTACTAAAGTTAGATAAAACTGGTAAGGTATCAAGATTAAAAGACACCGGTTTTAATCCTAAAAAAGGTCTAGCTTATGGAGATGAATTAGGTCAATTAGATTTTGCTAAAATAAATAAAGAGCAAGCAAATAAAATTATAAATTTAGGTAAAAGAAAAATTGATGAGGATTTAATCAGAAGAACAGCACAAAATGTAATCACAAATAAAATGAATAATCCATTAAACTTAGATTTAGGGTTTTATAGTGGAGGACGTGTTGGTTTATCAGGCGGCGATAAATCAGGCCCTGCACCAGAATCAGGACCAACACCTCAAGGGTTGCAAGGTCTATTTAATCGTGTTAAGAACTACTAGGAGTAATAAATGGCAGATATAGATAAAGGACTCCCTAACACTAGAACTAAAATTGACATCCCTTCAGAAGAAGAGATGGCAGAAGAAGTTAGTGTTCAGGAAGAAGA